GATCCCCCCCCCCCCCCCCCCGCCGGCCCGCGCCGGCGGGGGGGGGGGGGGCGGGTGGGAAGGAATGTGGAAGTTAGGAAAATGGAAATAATGCCAACATCATCAAAAATGACAGAAAGAACGAACGGCTGCTTGCCGTTTCAGGCAGCCCCCATGAGTAACACGGGGGGTGCACTAAGCGAAAGCTACGCTCATCTGGTGATGATGAACGGCAAAGTAAAAGAAATAATCCTAAAACGCGGGAATCAACAGGCAGGCTTTATAGACACACTGACCGTAGTCCTGCACGAAGACACATTTATCAGGGATGACCAATTAGGCTCGTACGAAGAAATAGCGGCGAACTGCTCCGCAGAACTGGCCGAAGTAATGGGTTACGGTATCAGCTTTGAAAACAAAGGCGGTCGGAATTTTTATGAAAAATCCTACCAGCTCGGTGATGAAGAACATAACTACGGCTTTGTGGCCGTCGGCGGCAGAAAAAACAAAGACACCGTATGCCTGCACTTTACGGGTGAAGGTCTCGTAGCCGCTAAAGACGGTTGGGAATCAAGACTTTACGAATTCCTGAACGAACGCGCAAAACAGCCCCGTATCAGCCGTTGCGACGTAGCCCATGACTTCCTGAACGGTGAATATACCTGCGAACAAGCTCTAAAAGATTGGGAAGACGGCGGTTATACACTCCATTACTCCAAGCCGATCAGCGAATGCGTGGGCGGCGATTGGAAACTATACAAAGGCACGGGTAAAACCTTTTACGTCGGCTCGCGCAAAAACGCCTCCCGCTTTGCCCGCATCTACGAAAAAGGCAAACAGCTCGGGGATGAATTAAGTCCGTGGGTTCGCGCCGAAGTCGAATTCAGGGCACGGGATATCATCATTCCGCTTGATATTTTGATAGCGGCCGGTGAATACCTGACCGCCTGCTATCCCGTATTCGGGCAGCTGTTCGCACAATATGGCCAAGCGCCGTCTAAACCTGAACGCATTGAAAAAGAAAAAGAAATATCAATCGCCCATGTGGGAAAGTACGCATCAATGCAGGTTAGCCGTGCCGTAGTCATGTACGAAGAAATGGGCATGACCGACAAACAAATAATAACCGCACTCAAAGGCAAACAAACAGAAATGCCAAAACGCTTGGCAAAACAGGCTTTTGACTGCGCCTATCTGTACCGCGATTACATCCATCAAGCCGGTCACGTCCCGCGCGATCCGCTCGATTTATTAGAGTTTGAATTAAGCGGTAAGTTTCGGGCTCCAAAATCTAGAAAAATGAACGATACCGAGATAGAAATATGTGGAAGAAAACACACTCGGAAAAAATTAATGGAAGCACTTATTTTTCTTGATAATGAAGAAAGAAAAAAATATGAAGAATCAGACGAATATGTAGCCTACGCTCAACAAAGGGCGCATGGCGTGCCTCATTCCCTTGCAAAAGCATGGACAAAAATGAATAAAGCACATTGATTTTTAAACGCGGCGATAGCTTTTTGAAGGCTGAATCTTCGGGCATCTGCCGAATCTCAAACCTCCTAACGAAAGGAAAACATCATGTTAATGACACTACGCAAAGTATCTTGGAACAAAGGTCAAACCGACAACGGAATCGAATACGACTATTGCCGTATTGATTGCGATATGCCGATTTATGAAGGCTCCAAAAATGAATTCGGCGTAGACAGCTTTACGCTCGAATTCGGTCCCATGGAACGCCATAAAGAACTTCTGCATTTGAAGGGAAAGCTCCCTGTGCAAGTTGATGTGGCCTATCACGAAGCCAAAAAAGGCAAAAACATCATCCGCGTTGTGGACCATTTGCGCGAAGTTAAGGCGGGGGATAAATCATGAATTATCAGAAAAGAGAAAGATTGATGACTCCAGAACAGGTATTGCATGTTTTCGGTCGTGTCATCAAAGATTGCAACGTTTACGAAGTCGTAACCGTCGGCGAAAAAGGTAAGGAAAAGCACTTTTCCTACGTCATGAAACCTCATGAAAGGTTTGTAGTATGAGCGAAGTTGAAAAAGGCAAAGTCCTTTATGTGGGGTCTAGACGTTCTGTTCGAATAACAACAATTATTCCAACAGACGTTAAGTTTGTCCGTCTTGAGGAAATTCACTTTAATAAAGACGGAACTGTTAAGAAGCACATAAAGCGCAAGATTAAGAAGCGTAAATGATTTTAAGGGCTGGCCGTTTGCCTGTTGAAAACGGTAAAACCTATGACAAAGGAAAAAATCATGAAAATGATTAAAAAACTGAAAACTGCGGCTTATGCCGCTCCGTTGGCGGTATTGGCCGCTCTCCCTATGACTGCTAACGCCGCATTGAACGAAGGCGTCAAAAACGCCATTAATGGCGGCTTTTCTGATGCTCAGGAAGGCGCAGGTTTGATGATTATCGGCTTTGCTGCAATTTTCGGCATCATGCTGATCAAGCGTCTTTTCACCCGTTGATGACATGGGCTATCAGGTAGGCAATAGCTGTTATCAGACGAGGGAAGCTGCCGAGAATGCCTACTTCTCGGCGGTTTCTCCCGTCATCACCGAAAACGGCGTGAAACAGCTAGTTTATAAGGATAAATCCTGGTATTTCGGCAGCCAAAAATTAAGCGCGTATCTGCCGCAGTGCGATCCAGCGCAAAATTACTTGGATGGTTATGAAATGATGTCCGCCCTATTTCCAACGGCCATTACTTTGATGGTGGCAAAAGTCATTATAGATTTATTAAAAAGGTCGATAAATGATTGATATTTATTACTTATTTGGTGCATTGCAGGCGGGCATGTTTATTTTATTTATGCTGACTTTGTAGGGGGCGAAAAATGAAAAAAATGATGATGGCCGCGATTGTTGCGGCTTTTGTTTTATCTGCGTGTGGCGATAAATCGGGCGTTGAACATGGGGAATTGAGGGTAAATCCTGATTTGTGTCATGACCGTTATTGTGCAATGTATCAAGGTGCTTCAAAGGTTGAGAAATGAATAGGCTACTTTTTTTGTTGGCAATTTTATTCACTTCGCCTGCTTTTGCTTTTAATTCGTGGTTTTGTGCTGGAAATAAATTAAAAGACGGTTTGTATCATAGCGGGGGTTATGGTTATGAGTGTAAAAATGGTGCTACGAAAAATGTTTGTGAAGGTAAGGAGGGGGTTAAAGTAAGAATTAACGGTGTTATTAAAAGGTGTGAAGGCGGTGCTATTGTAAATTTGCCTGTTGATCGTCCGGGGCTTCGCCCCGATCCTGAACATTGCAATGATAGGAATTGTTTAACTTGGTCTGGTGATTCAGGCGGCGGTTCTTCCGGTGGTGGTGGTTCTTCCGGTGGTGGCGGTTCTTCAGGTGGTGGCGGTTCTTCAGGCGGTGGCGGTTCTTCAGGCGGTGGCGGTTCTTCAGGCGGTAGCTCGTCGGGCGGCAGCTTGGAAATTGTCGATATAGGCGATTCCAAGCCGCCTAAAAAGCAAGACAACGACGGCGGCAAAGGCAAGCAAGAGGGCGAAATTGGCCCGGTAGGCGGTTGGGAAAAAGAACCTGAAAAAAAAGCACCTAAAGGTAAATTTTACAATGTAAAGTTTGGCTGTTATCAAGATAAAGATTGCGACATTGATAATTATTCTGAAGATTTGAATGATGCTTGTAAAGGTAGCGTTTCTGGTAAGAATAGTAAGCATTTAGCGGCCGATTTTAATTATAGACTTTTTGTCAGAAATGGCGTTTGTTATTACGAAGCCTCTAAAAAAGGTGAAAAAGGTGAATATTCTTTAGACGTTGATTTAGTGTCCTCCGACAAAGTGCCTGAAGACAAGAAACCGAAGGATAAAAACAAAGACGAAAAGCCTAAAGACGATAAGGGGAAGCAGTGTTTAGATAACAATCCGCACATCTGCAAAGGTGAAGACGGAAAGTGGAAAGATACACGTGAAGACGGCAAACCGAAGGAGCAGCAAAAGCCCGAAGATAAGGGCGTTTTTAAAGACAAAGACGGCGTGTATCGAAGCGAAAATGACGGTGGTGAAGTCTATAAAGACAAAGACGGTCAATGGAAACCGAAGGAAGGTAAAGACGGTAAAGATGGCAATGACGGGCAGAATGGCCGTGATGGCCGTGATGCTCAAGATTACAGCGGCATATTAGGCAGCATAAATCAAAACATTATTGATTTGAATCGTACCGTTACCGAAGGTTTCGGCAAAGTTTCAGACGGCCTTTCAGGTCTTGGCGGTGGTTCGGGTGGCGGCGGTAATGGCAACGGCCAAGCGCAAAAAGGTGAAGGCGAAGGGGAAGGCGAACTAGAGAAGTATTGCAAAAAACATCCCAACACGCTTACTTGTGCCGAATTTAACGGCAACATGCCCGAAGAAGGCGATTTTTCGGGTCTTATCCCGAAAAAAGAAGTGCCGATTGGTTGGAAATTTGAAGATTTCCTGCAAGGCTCTTCGGCAAAGTGCCCTGCCCCGATGAAATTTAACACAATGCTTGGCGTTATAAGCCTGAGTTGGGAAGGTTTTTGCGAATTTCTCCGTATGGTTCGCGGCTTCGTAATTATGGCCGCATCCGTTACCGGAATTATGATTGTGTTGAAAGGTCAATAAAATGCCAGCGTTTTTAATACCCGTCATTGGTTTTATTGCCTCGTGGGTTGTGCGGGCAATGATAGTAAAGTTTGTCGTTGCCTTCGGCGTTGGCATTACGGTTTACAAAGTGTCCAGCTGGGGCATTGATGAAATGAAAAACTATTTCTATCAGGGTTATCATCAGCTCCCTGCCGCTTTGCTTGACCTGCTTAATATAGGCGGGTTTGAGTTCGGCATAGAGATTATTTTCTCGGCCATCGCAATCAGGGGCGCATTGTTGGCCGTTGATTCGTTTACAAAAATGACGATTGGGGGTGGTTGATGCTTTATTTGATTACTGGCTCTCTTGGCACAGGTAAAACATCTATGGTTGTCGATATGATTCTGAATAATAAAGACGGCCTGTTTAAAATGGAGGCGGAAGATGGGACAAAAATAGATCGTCCGCTCTATTTTTGTCATATAGACGGTCTGGACACACGAAAATTCAAAGCCCATGAATTGACCGAAGAAGAATTGCAGTCTGCCCCGCTGAATGAAATTGTGCCTGAAGGCTCTGTTGTTATTGTGGACGAAGCGGACTACACCTATCCCGTCCGTTCTTCGGCGCAAAAGCCCCCGCCCTATATTCAAACTTTGAAAGAATTGAGGCATTTTGGTTTCACTTTGATACTCATGACCCAACATCCAACAATGTTGGATAAATATGTACGTAACCTTGTAGGCCGCCATATACACCTTGAGCGCAAGGTAGTCGGCACATTCAAATATGAGTTTTACCGTTGCGAAGAGAATCTGACTGCTCAGTCGTTTGCAACTGCAACCAAGTCTTTTTACAAGCCGCCGAAGGAAGCCTTTAAGTATTACAAATCGGCCAGTAAGCACATCAAATTCACGAAAAAGATTCCAAAAGTGTTTTGGTTCGTCTTTTTCTGTTTTGCGTTGCTATTATACTTCGGCGTGCCGTGGTTTGGCCGCATCTATGAAAAGGCCAATCCCAGCGCGAAAAAAGAAGAGGTTGTGCAGGTTAAAGAATCTCAACCGTTGCAGCCGTCCGCTCCGGTAGAGGCTGAATTAGTCGATTTGGTAGACGTTCCCGCTCCTGCTTCCCCTGCTCCGCCTTCGGCGTTGCCCGAAGCGGCCGCATCGGTGCCTGAATTTACCGAAGCATACTATCGGCCGCGCGTTGAGGGCATGCCCGAAACCGCGCCGATATATGACGGCATAAGAAGTGTAAGTAGAATGGAAAGCGTGGCCGCCTGCATTAAAGGCCGTAAAGGCTGCGATTGCTATACCGATTTCGGTACAAGGGTTTCAATCAAGCCTGAAACCTGCCGCGATTGGGCAGAAAATGGCCTGCCGTTCAATCCGTACAGGCGGGAAGGGGTAAGCATGGCCGAAGGCCAAAACGCCCGCATTTCGCAGCCTGAGGCAAATACGGGCGGGGGTGGGGTTTATGTGATGGGTGGGAAAGATAAGCTTACCCTTCTCCCTGATTATTCAAAAGGCCCATCGGCGCAATAAAGACAAAAGCCGCTTGATAAATCAGGCGGCCTTTGTTTTACTGCTTTTGTTTTAACACACAGCCGCCGAAGCGGCTGAAGTCCTTAATTTAATCTTTGTCTTCTTCGTTGTCAATAAAAATTCCTAGTTCTGTTCGGCTTGCTGCGCCATGAGGTTCACATCCGTCCATGTCTAAAACAACATGACCAGAGTATTCTTTATTTACCATTCCCCAAAACTCGTCGCGTGTCATGTCCGCCATATTTTCCCAATTTTTAGGGTCGTATCCTTCGGCTAATGCTATTAAGTCATTGACAAGCTGGCCGTTATTATATTCGTAGCTGCAATGGCAAAACCAAGTATTGCCGGGCTTTTTGCCTTTTCCACGCCATATAGCAAGATGTAATCCCCCTCCATTGTCTTCGTAGCAGCAAATTTTCCAGCCTCTTGCGTCGATGGCTGATAAAAGGCATTTTATGGCAATTTCATTTGCGTTCATTTTTAAGCTCCTAAAAAGTATTTTTTCGCGTTTTTTTTGTATTCTTCAAATTCTGGCGTTCCTTCTTCGTCTGAATTTTCGACAATAAATTCGTTAAAATCTTGTCCGTTTATTTTAACAATTCCGCCTGCTTCGTCTATTTCCAGCTCGTCAAAAAAATATAGGCTTTCTCTTCCGTTTCGCCCTAATGGGTCGCCGCCATATTTTCCGCAGTCTTTTTTGACAGAATCCCATTCTTTTTCAAATTCTTCTTCTGTCCATCCTTCATAAAGCGCGGCTGCTTTTTCAGCCTCTCTTAAACTGTCGAAAAGTCCGATTTTATTGCCATCATGTGCTATAAAGTGTTTGATTTTATTCATTTCTAAACTCCTGTTTAATATTGGGTGGGTGGCGGCCGTCTTGTAACGGTTTGAATCTGATACATCGTCATTTTGTTTCGGAATTTTTGCGGAAGCAATCCCCTTCCGTGATAAATACGAAAAAAATGGCGGGATTCAAGTCGTGTAAAGGCGGTTGCTTGGGTGGGTCGCCCTGCCTGCCCTTTCGGGCAGGTTCGGGCTTTAAACTATTCTTTTCCTTCGGGCGGGTTAAAGTCTAGAGTTTCGCTTAATTCTACAAATTCTTTATTTTCACTTTCGGAATTTTGTATCATCAGCCATTCTAAATTTTTGAATCGGTTCATAGCAAAGGTGTGGTAAAACTCATATCCTCGCTTATTGATTCCGCCCGCTTCGTGTATGCCGTCTAGGTAACCTAAAAACTCGGATGTTTGCAGGATGTCGGAGAATTCTAAATCATTTAAGTAACTTTCGACTTTTACACGGATTTCAGCCGTTTTAAACACAATCGGTTCTTTCAAATCTTCACACATTTCAAAACTCCTATGACAAAGGTTGGTATCACCGTCCTGCCCGGTCTCTTTTGGAAGGGTTGGTTAGCGGTGGGCGAACCGTCCCGGAGAAAGGCAAACTTTTCCGCCTCGGAAATGTCAGGCATCTTCCGGAATGGGCGGCTTTGGGTAGGGCGTGCCGCACCAGTAAGTCGCTGCGTAAGGCCGTCAAGGGGGAAGCTTTGTAAAGACGAAACGCCTTATCTCGTCTTTACGAATACCCCCTTGACGGACTGAAGCGGCGAATTACCCTGCGGCCAAAAGCCCTAACCAAAGCAGCCCATGAGCAAGATGCCGTTTCCTTGGGTAACGGTTGCGTTTCGGGCGCGTTGGAACAACGCGCAACCAATCCATGCGAAGCATTCATAGCGTGCCGCAGGCGCGCCGTACCAAGCGAAGCGCGGCGTATAGGAAGCATGAAGCTTGCAGACGGCCTTTATGCGGAAGCATCGCCGTTTTGTTTCGGGATTTTTGCGGAAGAAATCCCCTTCCGTGATAAATCCGAAAAAAAACGGCGGCATAAAGGCTGTCTGAAAGATCCATGCAAAGGGTGGGTTAGTGGGAGCAAACGGAGTGCGCAGCGAAGAATGAGCGTAGGGACAAGGGATTAGCACTGACTAGCGTAGCAACCTTAGTTCGAAGTCCGAAGGATGCAAGCCCGGCCGCGAAGCGGTGGCCGCAAAAAAAAAAGAAAAACCGCCTGAACAGACGGTAAATTAGACATAGATATATAATTATGCGAAACATCAAATGCTCGCTACTTGTAGTAACGCCTTTTAGGTCGCCAGCCCCTGCCGGCATTGGCGGCCATCTCATTGCAAATGCCTTCTTTGGCCACTTCAAAATAAACGTCTTTCAAACCTTCTTTGTCGCGTTCGCGTGCTTTGTGATAATTCAAAGTAATAATAATTTCAAGTGGTTGCCTGTTACAGGTTTCCGCGATTTCCAGCATAAACGCAAGCGGCAGATTCATTCGGCCTTTGCGGTATTGCGAAATGTGGGAAGTCGAAACGCCCCAATGCCGTGCAAGTGAGTAATCGGAATAAAGCGGTTTGTACCGTTTGAACAAATCTATCCATTGGGAAGCGGAACGCATGATAAAACAAAGCCTTATGATTAAGTCATAAGGCTATTTTAAAGCAGCGTTCCAAAGCTCGCTAGACGTGCGGATGCTCGCTATTTTTGGCATGGTTGGTCGTTAGTCTGCAAATTCCATTTTCTCAACTATTGGCGGGTTGTTTTTCTTGTGTTCGCTATATGTCAGATATATTGCGCAAGCTGCGATAATTCCTAATAGTATTATTTTTATTGATTCGTAAATCATCCATTTTGTTGTTTTGTCTGTCATTTTGTTTTTTCCTTTGAGATGGCTAGTTTTATGTAGTCTTCGTCAGTTATGTTTTCTATGCCTTTTTCTATTAAAAAGTTAAGGATTTCTGTTTCTTTAAATCCTGCTTTAGTTGTTACTACGGCTCTGACAAATTGTTCTTTTACTCGTTCCCATGTTTTGTCTTGTATATGCTTGCTTGGCATGTTCTTACCTCAATCAAATTTTCTCTAACATAAATTTTCTTAGAAAAATTGTAAATATTTTCTTGACAAATATTTTATTTGTTTCTAGGATTCGGGCTGTTTTATATTTTCTAAGAAAATAAGAAATTCCTTCCCACCCCCCCCCCCCCTCGCGCCCCTCGGCCCCGGC